GGTTGAGAAAGGGGTTGAGAAAGGGGTTGAGAAAGGGGTATGAAATAGGGTGGGTGATGGGATTGAACAAAGGGAACGGGTATTTTTTCCCGTAGCATAATATTTAGTTCGCGTTGTTTGATGATGGTTAATTCTTCTAACAGCTCATGAGTTCTATTATTTTGGGTGGCGGATTGGTGATGGGTGGAATGAAGTTCTCCTTTGAGCACTTTGATTTCATCGGATAATGTCTGAATCATTTTCATTTGTTCATGAACCAATGATTGTAAGGCATCTATTTTCCGATTCATTTTCGTTTCTAATCCGACAGAGAACCATTCATCGTCTACGCTAATGGATGGCTGGGTCATACTACTGAATATCATCATTTTATGTGACCAAGATAGACACATACCTCATAAATTTGAAAAGAAGACAAACGATCCAATAAGGATATGTCATTTTGCTATTCAATAAAACAGACAGAACATTTTATAGACAGAATAGGGGCATTTCGCCCATTTCCTACTATACAAATAGAACCATTTATGGAATATCCTGTTCCTCGCATCATCTATGCCGCAGCAGAAAATCTATTTCGTTTGTATCCTCTGAATCTTCCTCTTCTTATCTGTCAATTTCATGATCATCATATCGGATACGATGTCTTTATTGAACGAACCCATTATGGTTGGAATGAATGGGTCAATGCCTATTCTGTCTATCCATCCTTTGAAAAAATATCCATCCAATATATGGTAGATGAATTAGAATGTGCCTTACAACAAGAGAAAGAAATGACATATATTTTACCTGAAATCACGAATCATGTGAACATGCTCTTTCGTGCGCTGGGTATTTAGTTTTAAGGAGTAGGTGTGTTATAAATGGAAAGGACACGTGCGGAGGGATCAATATAATTTGTCACTTCGTTTCCATCGGCTGACCATTTGGGTTGCCAATATCCTGGAATCACCTTTTGACGATGTTCTCCCACATATTCACAAAATAGTTTGCGATAATAATAGGCTTCCTTTGTTTTTGGTGTATTGTAGGGATATGTTGTAGTGGCATTTGCCATTTCTTCCTCTGTTACTTTATTATCTACCCATTCTTGAATGATTTGATACCATGATTTTTCACCTGAGACGCCATCGGAAAATGCCTCTTTCTTTCGCCACAGTACATGATCAGGAAGAAGAGTGCCTTCAAATGCTTTACGTAACCACCATTTTTCCATCTGACGATACACTGGCATTCGTTCTTCAGCGGGAATCGTCCAATAGGAACGGATGAATTCAGGATCTAATAGGGGAACACGTCCTTCCAAGCCCCATCGCGAAATACAACGATCCGCCCGCTTCACATCATAATAATGAATCTTTTTTACATAATCTTTTGCGGCGTGTCCTAATGCTTCACCATTGGGAGCGTACCAATTAAATAGATAGGAGGAGCATACTTCATCTGGACCTTCACCTACCATGACGACTTTGCAGTCGGTTTGTGTTCCAATGTATTTGGAAACGAGATATTGTCCAACGGAGGCGCGCACGGTGGTTGTATCCCATGATTCAATGGTGCGAATGACATCAGGAATCGCAGCTAGTCCATCTTCGGGTGTGAAGAAGACTTCGGTATGAATGGAGCCGATATGGGCGGCGACATCGCGGGCAAATTTCAAGTCAGTGCCTTCTGACATACCGCAGCAAAAAGTGCGAATGGGTTCATCAAGTGTTTGTGCTGCGAGGGCAGCGACAAGGCTGGAATCAATGCCGCCTGACAGAAGGAATGCCATGGGTTTGTCAGCCACCAGACGACGTTTGACGGAATGTTCTACTGACATACGAACACGTTGTAGGTATTCTTCTTCGGTGGGTTCGTATTCACCCCATAGCGTTTGGAGTCGTTCATCAAAGAGGCAAAGAGGAGGACGAGTGGAATAGACGGAAGAATAATCCTCGGATTCCACAGTGACTATTTCTCCAAAATGATAGGTCAGGATGTGTCCTGGTGGAAATTCAATCAACTCTTCTTGATAATGATGTCCGCCTTTCAATTCGGATGTAAAAAAGAGAGAATCGGATGTAACAGTGGGGTTCAGCCTCGGCAGAGCCTCGTCCGAAGGGTGCGAAGCGGGATGATAATAGAGGGGGCGAATACCAATTTCATCACGGGCGACAATGACCTTTGTAAGTGTTTTTGATTTATTGAATTCAAAGAGGATACATGCGAATTCACCAATGACGTCATTGCGAATGACATCGGAAAAGAAGCGCTCTTGTCCTTTTTGACAAAGCTGTTGATAAATGGTAGGAAGGACGAAGCAATCATTTTTAATCCCAGTGTCTAGTTCATAACGAGAAATGAGTTCCTTAAAATTATAGATTTCTCCGTTGCAAATGAAAATGATGGTACGATCTTTATCTTCTAGAATGAAGGGTTGATTGGAATGAAAGGTGTCATCGATGATGGCGAGACGATGAAATCCGACGCATACATTTTCATAGGTTTCAAAATAGGAGTTGGTAGGTCCGCGATGCTTTAACTGATAAAAATCGTCAAAACATTTTGAAATCGGTATACCCTTTTCTTGGAGCTGAATGTACGCCCAGATTCCACACATATCTATATGATAGTATTCTCTTTATTTAAATAGTCTGTTTTACAACATGTGACAAACGCACACAGAGAGGTTTAAAGTTTGAATGTTTTATATGATAAAGGGAATGGCAGAGACATTCAAAGTAGTATATAATGCTTGTTATGGAGGATTCGATTTATCTGTCGATGGATTGAAAGAATACAACCGACGATCATCAAAACAGGTGATGCGTGCGGATGAAATTGGGTATGATGATCCTGTTCTTATTGATATGGTAGAAACAATGGATGCCAAGGAAATAAATACGAATAATAGTCATTTAAAAATCAAGGAGTTTCCTATAGCGTTCCAATCGTTCTTGTTATGGCATGATTATGATGGAAAGGAAAGTGTGAGAATCGATTACAACAAATATATGGTGGAGTCTATTAAAAAGATCATAGATATAGATATAATAGCGGAGGAGAAAATCAAACGTATTTATGATTTGTATCATGAATTGCAACAATTTTTATAACGATTTTTTATAAATGATTTATGCAACGATTTTTTATAAATGATTTTCGAAATAAATAGTAATGATTTTTATAAATGATTTATGCAAATAAATAGTAATGATTTTTTATAAATGATTTATGCAAATAAATAGCAACGATTTTTCGAAATGATCTTAAAAATGATCTTGAAAATGATTCTTAAAAATGATCTTGAAAATGATCTTGAAAATGATTCTTATAAATGATTTATGCAACGATTTTTATAAATGATTTTTATAAATAAATAGTAACGTTTTTTTATAAAAAATTTCAACTTCAGATAGAGTCTTATTGAAAAAGGGAAGCCTATTAGAACCATTGTTTGATGCCTAGTATGGTACGTGATAGGACTTCGCAGGAAAGCATACACATGATCAGGGAACTAGAAATGAAAAGGACACCATTTTTCACATCATCGGACTCAGGGATATTAAATAAATGAAGAAGTTGATCAATGATAGTAGTATGATTTCCTATTAATTTTTGTTGGATATTAAAAAAGAGGCATGCCTTGCAAAAGATGTGTTGGAGCCATACAAGAAGCCAAATGAATGTGAGGAGAACAAGTTGAAAATAGGAGGTAGAAAAGGTATGGATATACAAATACCATAGCACCATTCCATAAATAAAGGCGTGATGTATCATTTGAATGATCATACCTATTTTCGTATCTTCGGATTCCCAAAAAATAACACATCGTAAGATACACTCGATTCCATCTTGAATCATTTGGGTAAGAGTATATTTTTCTGATTCTGTGATTTTATTTTCTACGATTTTTGGTTCTACAATTTTTGGTTCTGTGATTTCATTTTCTACGATTTTTGATTCTACGATTTTTGATTCTATGCGAATTTCCGTAGGAGATATACTCATAATTGGTAGGAAGATAGAATTTAATTTATAATGTTAGACTCACTGTGTTTGTCGCATCTGATTGTACACTTGTAATAGGGCATTTTGTGTGTGTGCGTCTGTGTCATCTACATCGGCACCGATGTCGTCTACATCTGAATCAGTGTCATGTTGATATGCTACTAATGGACGGGAGACAATGCGATCACGACGATGGGGAACAAAGTCAGTTTCATGTGGAGGGAGATCTTCTTTTTCATCGTCGGATGGGACGGATGCGGCATCGGACTCTTTTTTGGACGAGCGTTTTTTCTTTGTTTCTTCTACAAACTTTGTCGTGATGACATAATAATTGATCTGCTCATCTATGATTCGTGTGCCAATGGAGGGAACTGTATAGGAATGTGCGATGCTGATGGTGCGAAAGGCGTCATTGATCATCCGAATGAGTTCTTTAATTTCAACAAACAAGTCTTTGAGGAATTGTTCTGCAATAAGAACAGGTACATTCGTAAAGACATGATATTTCCCATCGGAATAGCGATGAACACGATTAATGAGTTCTACTGCAACCATACGAAAGGCGCCAAAGACCTCCTGTACTTCCGTATCACGCTTTCTTTTTTTCTCATTGATGGCAAGTAAGCGTCCCCATTGTTTCTCATCAATTTCTTGTAATAGGAAGCGAATATGAATTGCGTTAATTGTTGTATTATCGATGTGAGTTTGGTATTGGTGTTGGGAGATGTCTTGAAGTTCTTGGCAGATGCGATGAAATTCTTGGAATTCATTAGCGATTTTGGAAAGAATGCCTCTCGGCATCCGAACCAATTCCCAGGCACGCGGAAAGCCGCCACACGGAACATCCGCTGGATTGCGTTGAACATTTCCTCCTGTTCGTCGCATCCATTCATAATAGAGTGGATTATGAAGCGGTCCGCTTGTCACGATTTTTCCCGTCACCCAATCCCATGGTGTTTGGCATGTGATACACCACATTTGCGAGCAACCGCCGCCGTGTTCAATTTGTTCACCGCACTTTGGGCAGGGCTTACAATTCTTGCGAATCAAATCAGCCGTTTCGATGTCTTCTTTGAGACATTCGTGAGGTGAGTCGTGTTTGTCGCCTTTGACCATGAAGCATTTGGAGCAGCTGAACCATTCGCACATGCCACATTTCCAGGCGGAACTGAGGAAACCTTTGCAGTCATCGTGAGTACAGCGGCGAATGAAACGTTTTCGTTCTTCCTTGTCATCGCTAGAAGCAGCGGCAACATCATCGTTCGGATCATGGGGAGGATGAAGAACATGAAAGATCAGTTCTTTTTTCGAAATGATTTCCACACGCAATTCGTCCACGCGTGTCATGATTGCGTCCAACTTCTTTCGCGATTCCATTAGAAGATGCTCTTTCATTTGTTTAGCATCTCCGTCTTTCTCCTGTGATGGTACAATTTGGTAGTGTTCCGCACACTTCTGACTATATTCTTTCATGCATTGATCTTTTTCGCATTTCAATTGGACGATTTCCAAACGAATATTGTATGCAATCGCTTCACGATCTTTGCGGATACGAATGCGACGCGCTTCTTCCTGTAGTGTAGGAAGCTGTGCACGATGGCGATTCATGAGTACCATTTGGCGATGTTGAAAGTATGTCTGTTGTAGATACGTCTTCGTGCAACTTTCACGCAACACCTCATCGCTGTAATTCACACGACAGTGAAGACAATGCGCATCTTCATGACGGCTCAGAAGATACTGCTCCACGCACTTGGAGCAAGTGTCTTTGTTACAGAACTTACAAACAACTTTTCTGCGAAGAACGGCGGTATAATGATCCGCGCAGATGCTGCATAGTTCTTTTTCGGCTTTTTCGGCTTTTTCGGCTTTAGCAACGGGGGGTTTGCGATTTTTCTTGGATTCAGTGGATTCGGAGATGGATGCTGCGGACATGGTGGATGCTATCTTCTCTACGAAAAAAATAG